CCTAGTTAAGAGGGTAAAATACAAATAATGCGTTTTTAATTACTATGTCAACAATAAAAGTAGAAGAAATACAACATCCGTCAAATTCTAACAATGCAGTATCTATAGCATCAGATTCTAGTGTCAGCTTGAAACATAGCGGATCTGCAAAGCTGGCAACTACAGCTACAGGTATTACTGCAACAGGTGGTACGTTTACAGGTTCCGTTGTTTTTGAAGATGCAATAAATGAAAATGTATTTGCTATAACTGACGCTTCATCTGTTGCTTTAGATCCTGATAATGGAATGGTACAAACTTGGACACTTGGAGCGAATAGAACTGCAACTGATTCTCTTACTACAGGTCAATCAATGCTTCTTATAGTCACTGCAAGTAGTTCTAACTATACTTTGACTTGGCCTACTATGAAGTGGAACGGAGGGTCTGCTCCTACACTTGGTGGTGCTAATGCTACAGCAATAGAATTATTTAAAGTTGGTAGTCAATTATATGGAGCGACAATAGGAGATCTCTCATGAGATCACATCATCTTCGTTCTGCTGGTGGTGGCTCATCTTTACCGATTGAAGAAAGTGGTTTAGATATATATTTAGATGCAAACGATTCTAATTCATATTCTGGTAGTGGCACAACATGGACAAATTTAGCACCATCTTCAACTTATGGAAATATAACATTATTAACTAATGGCTCTAATAGTACTTTTACAACTGGTACGCCAAATTACTTTACAAATTTAAAAGGTTATTTGAACACTAGTAATACAACTCCATATTTTCCATTCACATATTCAGTTTGGATTTACGTTACTACTTTTAACAATTATATGGTTTTACTAGAACAAGATTATTTTAAGTATAGCTTTGAAATACATGGGTCATATATAGGTTTTTATAATCCTAATGGTTTTTATGTGACTTCTAATATGAATTTAAATCAATGGTATAATGTAACATTAACATTTGAAAATATTAGTCCTACGGATTACCAAAAAGTATATATAGATGGTTCTTTGTTTCATCAACGACAGGCTTCAGGTTCTGTGGAAAGTTCTATAGATCTAGATTGGAGTTTTGGTGCTTCTGATGTTCAACCACCTTCTAATTCTAGTTATGAATTTGCAGGTCGTATCGCAGCTTATATGGTTTATGATAGAGTTCTCAGTGCGACAGAGATAGCATCAAATTATAATGCCTTAAAATCTACATACGGTCATTCATAATGATTTTGATACTAAATATTTCTAAGCTAATATGTTTATATATTGATTTGTAATTATGAAATACGCAATTATTGATGGTGCTAATGTGAAAAACACTGGTACGATCCAAGAATTATTTCCTAACACTAGCTTTACTACTGCTGGCCCTAATACAGATTTTTTGACTGCAAATAATGTTGTCGAACTTGTACAAACTCTGAGCTATACAGAACCAACACAAAAGCTATCTACTGTAGATGCTTATGTTGAAGGGGGTAAAGCCTATAACGTAAAGGTAGAATCTACAACTTTAGATGAACAGACTGCTCTTATAAATCAACAATGGGCAAATATAAGATTTGAAAGAGATCGTAAACTACAAGATACAGATTGGAGAGCTAGTAGTGATTTAACACTATCCGATGATTGGAAGACTTATAGACAGGCTTTGCGTGACGTACCAACACAGTCAGATCCATATAACATTGCATGGCCTACAGAACCTAGTTAAAATAAAAACAAAAATTTATGGCTCGTAAAACAACAGAAGAACTAAAGCAAGAACTGGAAACTTTACAGAAAAATTACGAAGAAGCTGTACAAGTACAAAAAAATATTCAAAATAGAGCATTAGCCATTAATGCAATATTGGAAGATAGAGCCGAAGCAGAAAAAGAAAGTCAGTTTGAAACTTGTACACCTAAACTTGAAAAAGCTCTAGAATCAACTAGCATATAGCTTTAATTTAAAAAAATTATGCTAAAGAAAGTTTTAACACTATCTGCTGCATCTGTAGCACTTAGCGTTCCAGCTTATTCACAGTGGTATTTAAACCCAGAATTTAATCAGACAAGTGTAGGCTCTAAGTGGGGCGGTAATACAATAGAACTACACCTCGGATTCGAGGATTCTATCGGAGAAAACGGGTCGTATTATATCCAGGCTGGCCCAAATTTTATTAACCCTTCTGTAGGAGATTCTGATACTAAGCTCTCTGGTAAAGTTGGTGGTGGTTATGACTTAAGCGATAAGTTAAATGCTTATGGTGAGTTCTCTATTCTTACTGGAGATAAGACAACCAAGGGAATCAAGGGCGGACTAAAGTTTGTTTTTTAGTCATAATTGACAACGTGACATATAGAGGTGCAAGTGCCATTACAGACACAAAGGTTATAATGGTAACAGGCACTAATGCCTTTAAAAATGCATCTCTAATCATGTTTCAAAAGATCTCTAATATTTTGAGTATAGCTTCATTCGTACTCATAGTCAGCAGTTTAACTTCTGCCTTTATAGGTTACAAATATCTTAGTTCTGAGCAGTTTAAATCAAAAATTATGAAGCAAATAATGAATAATGTATCTTCACAAATAATGCCAAAAGCACTTGATAATGCTTTGCCTAGCTCTACTGGCATCTCTATACCTAAGTTTTAGTGCCTGATATAAAAGTACCGAAGATAACGATACCAACTGTTGATATTCCTTCTGTTCCTTTTGTCACTGAATTTGTTTTAACAGGTGTGCAACCTGCCTGTGATTTGGTTGATAGAGATCTGAAGATAACACAGAATCCAACAATAGTTTTTTATAACCGTAAACAATATGCAACTTGCCCTCAAGGACTGATAACTGCCACTGCACCTGTTGAAGAAGAGAAAACCACTGCACCAAAAGCAGAAAGACAAAGAATTAGATCTATTGTTTATAATCCACAAGATACGATAGAGACAGAAAACTCATCACAATATTCATCAGGCATAAAACTGAAAGGTGCATTTATGCCACCAAAAAATGACGATAAGGATGAACAAGAACCACCACCATGTCCAGACTTATCAAGAGTTTTGCCAGTTGGAAGTTTTACATCAGATTTAAGAACAGAACGTATAAAAGAATATAAAAGAGCAGATAATGGATATGATTGCGTTCCAATTCTTGAAGAAGTCACTTTCCTTAAATCGGTATTACCAACGCCTGCTGCTGCTCTTAATGTTGTTACTGTTTCTTTCATTGCTGCCAGTACTCCACTTCTTTTACCTATCGTAAAATCTGCAAGCAAGACAATATTTAAGAAAATAATTGCTAAATTCAATAAGGGCAAGAAGGATTAAGGTCTGTATTCGACTTGCCCATAAAATATTATTTGTTAAGATAAATTTGGCTAGAAATAAATCAACCACCTTTTCTTGGGTTATTAGGTGGTTTTTTTATGAATTGACTTAGTTAATATTTTGTATATAATAAATAACACAACTGTTTCATGGGTCGCTCCATGATGAGAAGACGTTAGGAATGGGTCAGGTAAAGCTGGATCAATTTATTGATAGTACCACCTAGTCAACAGTTGTTTTTAAGCATCTGTCTCTAGTTTGGTCACTAGATGCAAAGAGGTTGAGTAGTCGGTTACGACATTACTTTCTCGGCAGTTGCTTATTTTTTTGTTTTTATTTCGTGTGTGTGAGGTAATATCTGGTCTGGAATCGTAGTAAGAACAATATTTCTACAAGATATGGCATCATCTCCTACAAACTTAATACCTTCCCTCAACATAGCACCACATACCTTGGCACGATTAAGATTAACCTCTAAACGCTTTGCTTCTAACATAAACTCTTGTGTCTTTCTATAAGCTTGTGCAGCTTTTAGACATTCATTATTAAATCTTTTACCTAATGGAACTTGTAAACTTATAGTCGCTCCATAAGACAGATTATGGTTCGTTTGATCTATTCTTTCCTGTTCTGCGACATATAAAATACTCCCTGGATTAAGCAACTGGCCTGTTTCGCTGTCCGTTGCAGTGTCATATATATTAGTTCTTGATGTACTAATTCTTGGAGTGTTAAAACCCTCCCCTTTAGTTACAAAAGGAGTGAAAGCCAATGTTGGTAACTGACATTGTATTCCGTTTGAAAATCTATGAGTTGGGAAGTTTCCATTTATGGTCTGGTAGCCATTATTAATTACTGTGCCTTGACTTGAAGAACTAGGGCTACTAATCGTAGTGTTTGCATATACGGGGCTAGAACATAATAATGCTATTGAAATAGCGTTACAGAGTCTTGCAAAGTTTCTATAGTTTGATTTCTTGTGATGATTGATACTGCGTCCAGACCTGGTGCTAGAAAGTTTTCCATTATTGAAAAGTCTGAAGAACCTGGAATTATCTCCCACTTTGGTTTTGTTGGTAGATCTGGTGTCACCCATTGAAAGCTAACCTTTCCTGTATTCTGACTTGTAGTATATGTGGCATCAGGTGATATGACAGAGCCTTCCTTGACACGAATGTTTTTTCCAGAAACACTGTAGCTATAACCTGTCCTATAGTTTTCAGTGACAATAGTTTCATTGATAGTAGAAACACTTTTGCTTGTAGATTGCATCTGATTCGCACTGAATCTAGGAGTGGTAGCCTGTGCATACGAACTATGAAAAGCTATAAACAAAAGCAAAAACCATCTCATTAGTCCAAAGAGAGAGTTATTGTTGATTGCAGCGTGGCTGTGGTACCTGCGCCCATATCCGATAGGTTTACAGTTAAACCTTGTCCGCTATCTAATGTGATAGCAACAGAACCAGGGTCACCACCTGCGACTACCGTATTTTTACCAAGGAGAGGCAGTGATGGAACTGCCCCATTGGTAACTGTGGCAGATAACAGGCTTGGAACACTATCAGCTTGGATATAAGATTCTGATACAGAGAAAGCATCACCAGCAGTAGTAATTGAAAACGAAGTGTCTGCTGAAACTACTGGAACACCATTAGATATACCATTGCTACTAAGATTTAGAGATCCTATCCCACCTGCTGTTCCGTCATTTGGTGTCACATTCGTACCAGCGACACTGATTGAAGCTGCAATCCTTTCAGATGTAGCACTTGCTGGAACTGTAGTAACTGACGCAACTGACTGAATAGAATGAGTGATGTCTGCAAAACTAGCTGTTGGAAATGCCAGTAAAATCAAAGGTAAGAATTTTTTCATTTTTTAGAAGAATCGGGGTCTACAATTTCTGCACCAATAATCTTAATCGGTGTCTCAATTCTAACGGTTTGATAACCACCAGACTGTGACGCTAGTAACTCTTCTACTTCTTTTTTATTAAGAGGTTTATCTTCTGGCGATTTATAAGTACCATCACCACGTTTCTTAGCACCCTCTAGCCCGAAGCTGGCCAGCGCCCCCGTAAGTAACGAAGCAGGGAAAGTGATGTCTTTTGGCTCATTGCTGTAACCAGGTATAGTTATATAGTTAAGAGATACAATAAAACCACTCCAACCAACTACAACTAAACGGACTACTACTGATATAAAAGCTAATTGTTCCTCTTTATCTTCTATAGTCTCTTTTATTTTTTCAAGCGGGTTTTTGTTTTTGGTTTTTTCTGTTTCCATAGGCTTTTTCTGTCATAATAGACATAGATCGAGGACTCGTAAAGTGGTTGAGGTAATTGCTGCATTAGGTGGAGCTTGTTTAACAGCTTGTTTTGTTTCTGTAGGTTCAATGTCATACAGAGGTAGACAATCAAGAGATGATCTCGTGCGAAATACAACAGCAATAGAATTATTAACAGATAAAATAGAAGTTATGCATGAAGACATGAGAGAAGTTTTTCATAGATTGAAAGAAGTAGAAGTTAAAGTAGCAGAAATTAAGCCAAGACGTTAAAAAACCCCTTCCCCTTGGACTAGGAAGAGGTTTAAAAGCTCGAAAGTGGAGTATGAGCTATTTCTAAATTAGCAATAATTTTTAAAAATGCTATTTCTTAATAAGATGGTAACTCGACTACTCCTTTAATTACTTTCCCACTTTTACTTTTGTCTTCTTAGTTTTTTTCTTTTTAGAAGAACCATAACCTCTTGTTTGTAATTTCATTTTATAAATGTAACTGTAAATAGTATATCTTTATTGCCTTATATATCCAATACGTTACTTTAAAAATAAATAACATGTTATGGATATACTTATGCCTTGGTCTGATTGGTTTACAAAACAAGCAAAAAAACGTAAAAAAGTTGAAAAATGGGTTATGGCAGATGTGACACTAGAAGAAGAATTGAAAGTAGAAGTTTTCTTGCGTCATGTTATAGATTGTTTAGAACCTGATGAAATACCTGATTTAATTAGTGGTTTTGCAAAAGAAAATTTTAGGCTGACAAAAATAATAAATCAGGCAGGAGATCATATAGACAAAATAAATGCTAAATCTTTCTTTCCCAAAAATAAGCACAGTCTTTAGCCCAAATACCACCACTTGCTTTACCTTCTGGCATGCCAAGGCCACATTCTGCTTTTAAAACTAAATGATGAATACAATCAACGCATAATGGATGATCTCTACTCATGCATCTAGCATCTGCATACAAATATTCTGCTTCTAAAATAGCAGGTTCTAAATCATTACTTTCTAGCGGTAAATCTAATTTGCCTTGTTTTGTTTTTATTTTTACTCGCCATTTTTTAGGTTTTTCTTTATACAAAACCATTCGGCCTGCATGATACCTAAGAGATGGCATTAATCAGTCCAAACTCTTCCATCAATAGTTTCCCAATCTTTTGGTGGCTCACTAATCCAATGTCGTTTACCATTTATAACTCTAAATACATGATTTCCGCAACAAACAATTTCACCCTTATTAAGTGTTTTTTCTTCTTTCATTTTTGATATTAATTAACGATTTTAATAATACAATCCTTCCATCTTGCTTGTGCATATTTTATGGCCTTATCCTTACTTTCTGCAAAAGTTGATAATTTCATAGGAGAATTTCCCATCCCTATAACAATTAAATTATATTTTTTTGTTTCTTTATCTTTTTTTGCTCTAGTGACACCTTCCTCATTAGATCGCAATGACTTTAATTCAGTATCTTTAAAATTAATATGATTCATTTTTCAACTCTAATCTTTCTTCTGGTGTGAAATCTTTTACAAACATTTTTGATAGTTGTTGTACTTTATAATTATGTTTTAAAATTATAGTCCTTATATTATCGTCAATCCTGTCATCTTTAGCTGAAATAGTACAATCATCTTTAATATGCACTAAATGATCATAACCTCGAAGAGCTTGATCTAATTCTTTTTCATACTTTTCGAGTCTTAATTTTTTCAGTTGCTCTAATTTTCTTACTGATTTAACGTCTTTACGTTTCATGGTTTTATCTTTTCTAATTCTGCAATAGCTAATGACCTAGCTTTATCATTTATAAATCTATATTGCTGATGATCTATATATTCTAAAATTATTTGCGAAAAATGTTTGTCATATATAGCCCTAAATAAACTTTCGTCATAATCTAAATTTATAAGTTGAGATAAAAAAGCTTTACATACTTGTTGTTTTCTTCTTACCTTTTGATGCCATTCTTTGTCATAAAATTCTTGCTGTTCTTGCTTAAATTTTTTTATTGAATCTTCCATATTATTTATTGCCATCATTAATTCATCTTTAAGCAACAATATTTCTGGATTGCTAAGTTTGCCTACATCATCTATAGACACAACTTTATCAATTTGTTTACTATTAAATGTTAAAGCCATAGATAAAGATAATTTAAATACATTTTAGCTAAAAAACTAGGTATTATCTAGTTTTAGTGTTGTTTTGCCATGATTTTATCAATACTTCTAATTCTGCTATACGCTTTCTTGCTTGTTTTACTTTTTCTTCGATAGTCATAAAAGTAAAATACCAAAATATTATATTAACTTCCACCTATTTGTTTTCTTTTACGCATTTCCTTTAAGGACTTTTCTCCTTGTGAAATATGACCTTGAATTAAGGTGTAATAGTTTTTTTTATGTTCTAGTTGCTTTCTATCAAAGTCAGATAATTTTTCCTCGTCAACATCTACATGAAGTCTATGAACTTTGTGCTTAAAGTTGTTAAGACTTAATTCAGCCCTTCTTGATAAATAATCAACAGCCTCTTTATCCTCAAGAATATGTATCTGTTTCCTTTTTGTTTTAGTTACAACTGGATAGCCAAGCTCTTTGCAATTAGTTTCTATATGATGATGTACATCTCTAAACGCATATTCATCAGGGTGGCAAAGATATTCTTTATTATTGAATTTCTCTACTCGTTTGTTATATTCTTCTTCACCTAAAATAAAATATTTATAGTGATGAAGGACTTGCTCTTCAGAAAATACATCACCTTTGCGGATTTTCTGATAGTCGATTGATAGGATTGGTAAATCTTGCATGATTAAAGATAAAAATAAAATGTAGCCTGTTAAGTACAGGCAGACTTAAAAGTTAAGTGAGGGGATTAAAAGACACATTAATCTAAGGGAATACAACCCAATGAAAGGCAAATTATAATAACCCAATCTAGGACTTACACATAAAGAAGCCTAGTAGAAACTTGTGGCTGTTATAGTACAGCCGAACTTGTAATAAAGGAAAAGTCAAAGGAGAGTAAAATAACAAAAAAAATAATAACTCAACCAAAACCAAAGCAAGGGAATACAAATCTAGGACTTACAAACAACTTAGGGAGGTAGTAGTACCAGTTGTTTTGCCTAGTCAAATTCTATGCCTGTTTAGTACAGGCAAACTTGTAAGTTATGTTATCAAAAATCAGGTTAAACCAACTCAACTCGAAAAAAGGCAAGCGAAGTCAAGGTAAATCTAGGACTTACAAGAGATGAGCTATGCCTAGTGAAAATTCTGTGCCTGTTTAAGTACAGGCGGACTTGCAAGTTATGTCGACATAAGTCAATCGAAGGTAAAACATCGCATAAGATCTCAAGCGAAGCCAATCTAAGAGAAACCAAGCGAAGCCAAGGAAAATCTAGGACTTACACCGAAGATGCCTAGAAATTTAGACCAATGCTATCTCTTCGTATTCAAACTCAGTGACTTCAAACTTTCCCGCATTGCCACCATTCTCAGGTCTATAGCTTCCAACACCTGAGTATTTGCCACTGGCTTTTAGCATAGTTTCTAGTTCTGAAATCTCAACCTGACTTGTATCACAAGTTAATGAAAAATTTACTGACCATTGAGGTATCTTTACCCTAGTAATCCATATCAAACTACCACTTCTTTCACCTCGCAATCTAACCCAAAGCTTATCATTCCACATACCATTGCAATCTTTTGCACCGTCATAATTAAGAAGCATATCTTCTGAAACAGTTACACCTCTATCAAATGCAGCCCCTTTCCTGTTGTTAAGTGCTTTTGCAGAGTTTCTTATTGACTTACGCAACATTTCTGCGGGCATATATGGATCTTTAAAACCTGTAAAAGATACATTGCCATTTGTATCAACAGTACAATCACAATCGTCAGTACTATCTACAGCCCAATGACAAGACATAAGAAAATCTAACTTAGAAAGAGTTATATGATCTTCTTCTGTCTTTTTTCTTTTTTGTGAAATAGGTGTACGGATTTTGTATAGCGGTTCTGATGGATGCTGATACATTGGATTTTGAAGTTGTATTGGTGTAATACCTTCAAGTGTTCCGAGGACTTTGTAAAGTGCCATAAGTTTAAAGATAAAAAATAAGATATAAGTGCCTGTTAAGTACAGGCAAACTAAGATGTCAAATTAACGGAATAGAAGACAACAGATGTCAACCAATCGTAAGTGTGGACTTACATAGGTTTACTCAAAAGGTGTTATGCTCACCCTTCCTAATGCCACATTGTTAGAAGGGAAAATCTTCTTCTTCTTTTTTACTAGGTGGATCATTTGAAGGACTCGCATTATTAATGTCACCCTCTTCAATCTCTTTTTGTTTTGCATATACAGGTTCTATATTTAATGCCTGATAGTTTTTGCCATTATTAGATTGTGATAACCAACCACTAACTTTTACAGGTACAACTGGCTCTCCATAATATTCATTAGGATCAGTTTTGCATTTCTGTAAATAGTCAATAAATTTAATTAATTCAGACTCAGGTATTTGTAAGTTACCAGAATATCTAGGATAGTTTTTACTAGAGTCGTAGCTATCGCCATATACTCTTTTGTGATCTTCTTCTGTATTAGAAAAAATTGCAAGTTTTAATTTAAAAGTCATTTGTTTAATTGTTTGATTGACGTTTAGCTAATTCAAGATCCTCTATCTCAGCCAACTTATAGAGAATTTTTCCATGAATAGAATAGTAGCTTGGAGGTTTACCCTCTTTTCTCCATCTATTAATAGAACTAAGATGAACTTGCCATCTATCGGCAAGTTCTTGAGATGTTAAGAACTCTTTTTTAGAATCCGAAGTCATCTTTTTTCTCCTGTTGTACAACTTCTGGTTCTACAGTATCAGTTACATTGATAGGCTCAATATCTACTACCTCTTCGCTAGTTTGTACACCTAACAAAAGATCAGGTATGTATTGCCTACCAAAGAAAGTAGCTGCTCGATTTTTAAGCATTAACTCTGGCATTGATTGATACTTTTTATTCCTTTCAGTCCAACCTTCTTGTTGTGCCATCCTCATAGAAACTGCTGTACCTTTCACTAACTTGTCATCTTCAAGTCTTATAGCTTGGCATTGAACAGATAAACTATCATCTTTACCAGTAACTATGTAATCAAAGTTTTTGAATCTACCGCAACCAATAATTTGACTAGAGATAAATTGTGCTGACCATGTTGGCTTGCCATGAATTACATTTAAATTTTGCATAACAGTTAGAGGACTAAGATTCATCCTTTTACTCATTTCCAACGCTACAAGACAATTAGATAATCCATTCTGACCTTGATATTCTTTTGGCACTAATTGTGACTGACACAAACTTTTAGCTTGTCTTTGTGCAAACTCAAAGGACTCTGTAGTTTGATAGATAGAAGACTCGCCATCTGTATTTGTTTTTGTGATTTCTGTTGTCATAATCTTTTATCAAGTTCTACAAGTTTTTTTACCACTAATTTAGAAAGTTCATGTTGCTGTTTTATTACAAGTTGCATCTTGTTTAAGGTTTTATCTAATTCTTGAAATTGTTCAAGAGTTTTATCAAAATTAATACTTGTAAGTAAAAAAACTTGCTTACTTTTATCATTAGCTTCACAAAGCTCTTTGTAACCTTTTTCAAGATTTGCTAATCGTTTTTCAATGTTCATTCTGGTAAATTTTCGTATGTAATATCGACCCATTGACGTTGTGCATACATATAGGTCTTTTTTTGTTCTGGGTCATAATAAACTTGACCCTCGTATGGTTCTTTTGGGAACTGTGGCATTAATAAAGTTCGATTTCCTCCATTTGTTGTGGTTGGTTTTTCTTATTAACCATCCAAGGAGGAAGGCTAATATTTTGTATTTCTGGGGTGTAGTCGAGATACATATCATTTTCCTTACATTCTGAAATTAGATGTAATGCTTCTTCTATTTTTTTATCACCCTCTTCAAGCATTTCTTTATCAGCCCTATAAACACCAACACAAAAAGGTGCTGTTTTTTCTATCGCAAGAAATAAAAATTCATCTATTCTTACTCCTAATTTTCTCAGACCTCTTAAATACCAAGCTGCCTGGATATGATAGCCAAATGCACCAATGGATTTCTGAAAACCTTTAGGACTTGCATCTTGTGTGGTTTTTAAATCTAAGACAAAACGATAATTAAGAGATAAACAATCAGGTCTGCATTTTCCTCTTATTCCGTATAAATCATCCCAAAAATAGCTTAATTCGCTGTAATTGTCGTTATCGTAGATTATTTCTGCGGGGCTATCCAATATAGATTGTTTCATTTTTTCTAAATTTTCTTTCCATTCATAAGACAAAATCTTTTTACCTTCATTGTGTTTCATCCATTCTTTACCTTCTTTTGTTCTCGCATTTAATCCTTCTGGTCTAAAAATATATTCATCGTGAAACTTATTATTTTCTAAGAAAAAAGCATGAACAGCAGTTCCTTCCTCCATAGCTTTTGTAGAAACTTGTTCAGTTGTTTTTCTAAATAAATACTTTTTTTCACTATTTAGAATATCTCTAATATTTGTTGAAGACTCGTACTCTTTTCTTCCATGATATTCTTCATTAGTTATGACTTCTGGTTTATACATTATAATTTTTCACCCCAACTAATAAAAGTATCTACAGCTTCACAAGAAAATAATTTAAAAATAAAATCATAGTGCATCATATCTGCAAAGTTTTCATTTCCATATTTCATCATTCCTCTTTTGCATACAGAAAAAAATGCTTCAAAATTATCTGTTCTTACATGAAGGATCAATTTGTCAACTAGCTCTTCTTTTGTTTCGTTCATTTACTTATTTCCCTTTTTAGCTTTGTTATATGCGACTAAAAACTCATCACAGGCTTCCCAAGGTTGTAGTCCTGTAGTAAAAACAATTCCAACATAATTTCCTATGCGTTCAACTTCTTCTGCAATATAGTCAGCAGCTTCGACTGATAATTCAATTTTAATTTTCTTTGATTTCATAGTTTTGGTTGACGTATAAGGTGTCATATACTATCATGGTATATTATAAGATACTATTTGTCAACCCTATGCAATTAAGGGATTATCAAAAGTCAGCAATTAATAATGTTAGAAAGTCGATTCAAAACGATCACAAATCTGTTTTGCTTGCACTTCCTACAGGTGCGGGTAAAACAGTAATATTTTCTGAAATAACAAAACTTGCAAAACTAAAAGGTTCTAATGTTCTTATCCTTGTTCACAGAAAAGAGCTTATAGATCAAGCATCAAACAAACTTAAAAAGAATAAAGTTAATCATGGGATTATAGCTTCTGGTTACGAACCTAAATCTGCAAATGTTCAAGTAGCCTCTGTTCAAACACTTATAAGAAGACTTAACAATAAATGGCAACCTAACCTTATCATCCTTGATGAAGCACATCACGCAGTCGCTAGATCTTGGAGAAAAATTTTAGACTTTTATAAAAATACAATAAAACTTGGTGTCACAGCTACACCTATGAGAATGACAGGTGCGGGATTAGGAGAAGTTTTTGATGACCTAATAGTAGGAACAAGCATACCAGAACTTGTTGACAAGAAATTTCTTGCACCGCATGAAGTATATGCACCACCAAATAAGCTAAATTTAGACAAAATAAGAACAATTAAGGGTGATTTCGCACAAAAAGAGGTAGAAAATGAGTTTGATAGGGTCGATATAGTCGGTGATGCAGTAGAAAACTATAAAAAACTTGCAGATAACAAACCCGCTATAGCTTTTTGTAT